TTTCCCTGTGTACTCCTCAAATGACTTACCGTCATCAAAAGGTACAATTTTTTCAGACTTTACTAATTTGTCAAACACATCTGAAATACCAGATATAGATTTTCTACCTCTTGTTTCTTTTTTTTCAGTATCTTCATTTGAGTCATCATCTAAAGTATCTAAGATATCATCCGCTTTTTCTTTTATCTCTTCTCTCTTTTCACCTACCAGTTCGTCTAAAGTTTCATTTGATGATATATCTTCGTCAGAAGCTTCTTCTTTAGATTCTATCTTTTTATCTAAATTATCTACACCATCATCATCTACATCTGTAAAAGAGAAATCTGCTTTCTTACCTAACCCAGATAAAATATTTGGTTTAACAGCAGTATCATCAGGTAATGTGATATCACCACCGCTTGGCGCACCATTGAAGATCTCATCTAAGTTTACATCTAATGTTTCTACTTTACTATTCACTGTAGTTTGTTTTGTATCCATAATATTTGGTTTTAATAGTTGGTTATAAGTCTTATATATACAATATAATAAAACTTTACACATCCACCTATATATTAAACTTATAATATTTGGTTTTTATGTAAAGTTTTTTGCAGTATATGGCTAACGCCAATTATTTCTTATCTGATTTTTTTGAATCTTTTACATCATACTTGTTTTTGTTCTCTCTTGCTATTTTTAAATTATTAGTAGAAACATCTCTTGACGCAGCAATTTTTTCTCTTTCAACTTGTAATTTTGCTTTATCCATTGTTCCTTTCATAACCATCTCATCGCGCTTCAAATTAGTCTGCTCTCTATATTGAGTAGTTTCTCTAATATCTTTCATAGCATCTTGATAATCAGATACTTTATTTTCATTTACATCTGACATAGAACCGTAACCTGCAGCTTTAATCTCTGCAAGTAGTACATCATTCTTTCTATCTTTATCGTTTTCTTGTATTTCAACTTGCAGTTTTTGTTGCTCCTCTTGCGTCTTAGCTTGAAGTTGTTGTTCTTGCATTTGACGTTCTTGTTGCATCTGTTGTGCTCTTTCTTGCCCTACTCTTACTTCAGCGTCTCTTAAAATATCAGTTACTTCAGATATAGAATCCGCTTTAACAATATTACCAAGTTCATAAATTGATGCTCCGGTTGTATTATTAGTTAAGGCCATTTGTTTTAATTGTTCTAAGATGGCTCTATGGTTAGTCTTAGTAGTTGCAAATACATTGAAATCTCTAAGTAATAGATCAGTTCCATTCATGGTAAAATTAACCTTCTGTGCCTCTGTAGAGATATATGATAATCTTACACTAGGATTAGTGCTATTATAGTATTGTGCTAAATCAGTTCTCATTTGGTGAACTCTTGGCATCAAGTGATCAGAATGTTGTACAAAGTATATCTCTGTTTGTGCATATGATTGTTGCATAGCATTAACAACACCTGTTGCTGTTTCTGCAGATACTGCACCACCTAAACGTTGAGGGTTAATTCCAATAGAATCAAAACATTCTTGTTTAAAGTGATTTGCTAATGAAATTCTACTCATCAATCTATTAGTCTGCTCCATATTAAGAGTTTGATAATGATTAAAGTTAGTTGCGTTCTCTGTATTAGTTATTGAAGTATCTAAAGGAAGCATAGAAAAATCTTTCATTGCTGTATACGCTTTAGCATAATTGTTCTTCCCCCAATCTTCACCCATAGAGTGACGTGGTAAAGCATTTTGATCAAACATAATTACTGTACCTAATTCATCTATAAGGATGTCAGCAATCTGATTATTAACCATATTGTAACCTACTTGGTATGCCTTCATTAAATCTACTAATGAAGTAGATCTTGTGTTTCTATCTGAATATACTCTTCCTTCCACTGGTAATTTACATCCATATAAAGAATTCTCACCTTTAAATTGGAATGGTAATCTACCTGGCTTTTCTCTATTGATACCTAAGTATATAGGGTTAAGTCCGTTATCTGCAGATGATTGCCATGTAGCAGGTGTGTTTGGTCCTATCTTAACTCCACCCCATGTTTCATTAATCCATATCCATTCAATATGTTCACCTTGTAATAAAGTATCTTTAGATTTGTTCTTGAAAATTGAAGTATCATAAACTGGTTTCTCAGTTACTTTAAATGATTCATCAATGATCTCTTGAGTTACCTCACCATCAAATTCTATCTTAGTTAAATGACCAACTTTTCTTTGAGTCTTCCAATATATTGTAGCAACTCTCATTAAGTTACCATCACCCCACTGCTCTAAGTCTTCACTTTGAGAAAGTATTTGTGATAATATATCCCCACCTCTTGAAGGGTCTGCTGCTAAATTACTTGTGTATTGTCTATATGCTAAACCTGGAGCATTTGTATTCCAGTCATGTGATCTTGTAGCATCATAATAAGAACCATCATTCTGGTAACCATTAACTTGATACTGTGCTGATTTTGCTGGGTATATTCTTTGTAACGATGATAGTTGTTTTTCAGCCATTAAATATCCATACTTATCTACAACATCTGATACAGTCATAAGATCCACCTTACCTACGTAATTTGAATCTGATATATATCTTTGATCTGGAGATTTTTGATAGAATGTTAATACTGGATTCCATAACTCTACATCATAATCATCTTCTAACATTCTAAAATGCCAAAATTCTCTATCTGCAATAAGCATATCTCTGAACCCGCGTTCTTCAAGCTCTTGCATTTTGAATCTTTCCTCATCCACATTTAATTGGTGAGTTGCCCACTCTTCAATACTACTTCTATATGACTTACTAAAATAGTCTTCTATTTCTGGAAGTGTTTTTAAATTATCTGGTGATAGTTGTTGTTGAGCTTCTTCAGAAGCTGGATCCATTCCTGCTTCAATCATTTTCTCAATCATACTTCTTTCAGCATCAGCCAATAAAGACTCTTCAATTTGAGTAGACTTTTGCTCAAGCATTTCATTATAAGACTTATCATCTACAGCTCTAAACTGTATCTTATTATATCTTTTTGTAAACTCACCACTTAATACGTTAATTACATTTGGTATAATTGGATAGAACTTCAATTCTAAGGCAGAATCATTTTCCTTTGTTAAAACATCCATCATTTCTTTGTAATCATTATCTTCCTCAACTATATAATCCGTCTTATCAATAATACCTTTTGCTAACTTATAGTTTTTTAAAAGTCTTCTTGCATTAGATCTTAAGAATTCAACACCTTGTGTTTCTAACCAATCCAAATTCCATGCTGCCCAATCAGGTGTTTTTTCTGATGAAGGTAAAAACTGTATTGGTTGAGTTAAACTTGAGTAAGTAGGGCCTCCATCAGCCTTTGCTCCGTTTTTTAATTGCATTGCATTTAATACTCTCATTCCGTATTTATTTAGTTGAATCTATTTATAATTTTTAAATCCTGATCTTCTTGGTCTATTACTACCAGGCTTTGTAGAACGCCCAATATTTTTGAACGGACTATACTTTAATTTACTGTTTTTTTCTGAATTTACCAAAGAATTACCTTCCGTTTCTCTTCTTTTTGTATAACCTCTATTGGATTGTTGTATTTTGACAAAAGCAATAAGAGCACCAAAAGCAACTAACCTATCCACGTTTAATCCAGGATAGTATGCTAACATTTCTGTTATTAACATAGGATCAGGTATTCTTTCAACACCCAATGTTTGATTTGTGACAACCCCGTTAACATCTGTTTCTTCATCAATCACTTCTCTCAAGAATTCAATAGCATAAGAAATCAAATGACTTTTAAATAGAGTACCTGTATTTTTCCATCCGTATTCTTGATAAACAGTTCTATTAGAACCTAAATCTTTTAAAAATAATATTTGTTGTTTAGGTACTAAGTAGCGTTGTTTCTTTCTGGCAATCATATGTTGAATAAATAAAGATATATTATTCTCAACCAATGTCCATGCATTATACCACTCTATTATCAATTCTAATCTTTCATGTGTTTTATTGATATCATCAAATCTACCACACCATGCGGCAACCACTTTATCTTTTTCTATAAACTGCTCTACATCGCCCGATGCTGTTGTTCTTATTACTTCAGTTGCATTCTTGTATACAAAAATACTACATAATGAATCTGAAGTAGTTGTCTTTCCTTCTGATACTGGATCAATAGAAGCATAATACGCGCCAAATTCAGGTCTCTTGGCTGCAGGTCTTTCCCACACTACAATAGTTCCTGTTTTGTCAATTTGTTTCTTGTTTACTGGAAATTTAGTGATTGGTAATTTATTTGTTCTCTTGGCAAATATCCCTTTCTCATCTCTGTCTAATTCAATTAGCTCATAAGGATATTCCTTTTCTTCAATTCTTTTTTTCTGCCTGGTAAGTATAGCTTGAGGAAATATAGATTCTTTTCTATATGCAAAAGCCTCAGCAATATTCATTGGCTTCTGAGAAATCCTTAATTGGAATTGTTCACCATTTAAATCATTCTTCCATTTTGCTCTTTCTTCAATAATTGCTTGTACTGCTTGATCTACTTTGGAATTTCCAAAGGAATCAATAAAAGGTGGCATAGACCACTGCTCTGGAATAAACAAACCTGCCATCCCAATAGTACCATCCTTATCCATAAGGTTTGTTTCCACTGAATATATGTCATTTGCTTTAGGATTTAATATCATTTCCTTCAGAGGATTACATTGCTGTAAATCACCAACTGATCCTGCTGCAATAAACATTCCTGTAGTCATCATTCCTGAAGACATTGCAGGTCGTAGGTACTCATACGTTTCAGACATCTTTGGTGCAATACCAGCTTCTTCATGGAAGAAGTATGTACACGGACCACCAACACCCGCTGTTGCATTCTTCTCAAAAGAAGCACCTTGTATTTTAGATTTTAAACCTCTTGCTGTTTTTCTACCGTTTATCTTAACTTCAATTTGTTGTTGCCATAGTAATACCTTTTCAGGATTACAAGGTCTATACCATGCTGTATGTTCATTTAAAAATGTTTTGTATTCATCTAAAAATTTCCAAGAACCCTTATCGTTAATATAATCCTTTAATGATGCCCCAATCTTGCATATACTACCCTCTTCAAACCAGTAGGAGTTAAGGAGTTTTGCCATATGAAAGTATGAGGATGCAATCTGACGTTTCTTTAGTATTGCTGAATGTTTATTATTTAACTCTGCTAATAATTCATACAAAGCCATGTGGTATTGTGCATCTCTTACTTTTGCAAAGCCATACTTCTTTTCTTCTTTATCAAAGATTGGTAAGAAATTTAACCACATGTAATAATCTCTAGTTAAGAAAAAGCTTTTTTCCCCATCATTATATATTACACCTTCTCTACATTTGTTTTTCTGATCTTCCCAATATGAGGTAAAATCTTTAGACCTGAATGGGCTGTCACAATAAAACCCATCTTTGGTGAAAGCTTTTGCTTCTGCATTAAAGTCATACGCTATTTTAGTGAACCCATAAAGACCAGGTTCACTAAATATACTAAGGATGTACTCTATAAAGTCAGACTCTTCTTCAAACTCTGTAGTTTCCCATGTACCATTATTATATGTAGGTACAATTTTATACATCTGCTACATCAACTAAAATTGCAAATACATCTCCTTCTTGAATAAGCAAATGTTCTTCTCCGTTATGTTGCATTCTAGTTGGCAAACAATGTTCTGTATATTGTACTACATCGTCAATCTTTATCTCTTCTACTGATAAACCTATTCCTACAACAGTTCCTTTATACTCATTTTTTTGAGCAATCTCAGGTAGATATAATCCTGATTTGGTTTTTGTTGCTGCTTTTTTCTGTTTGATAAGAATTTTTTTTCCTATTTGTCTTACTAATTGTCCCATTTTGTTTTATTTTTGGTTTGTTATTATAATTGATCATATGCTAATCCTGCACCTCCACGAACAGCACTTTCTTGTTCTTGTTTCATATCCGTAAAAGCTCCTTTATATGAAGATCTTATTTGTTCAAACTTAGCTGCAGCATTAATCATTGAATTCATATTTCCATCTCTACCGTGTTCTATTGCAGTAACTTCCATATATTTGGCTAATCTATCAAGCATAGATTTAATACCTACATATGCCCTGTATGTTGGTGTCTCATACATTTTTTTACACATCTCTAACGCGTATCTAATTTTACCATCTTCCGGAGATTCTTCTAATTTTATTTCTTCAATAATAATGTCTTCCTTTTCATATTCAGGTAAATTAAAGAAAGGGTTTAAGTCCGGGTTAGGACAACTCATATAAAATATGTATTGATATACTTGCATGTATGTATCTGGATAATCGTCCATTATTACTTTTAAGAAAGGTAATGTATAACAGTGTTCTGTAGGTATTACCTTGTTATTTTGTATATCAAATAATTTAACTATCATATGTTATTTTTTAAACGTTAGCTGCTATGTATGCCGCAATTGTTGCATAACTATCTGTAACTGCAATAGGTATAATAGATGGAGATGTTAAATATATTAGTCTCACATTTGGTATGTATGCTTTACCCGCATCATCCCAATATTGAGATACACCTATAATATTTGCTTGGTTTATAGACAAAGGTGTTTGTGAATTTTCCACTGCATATTTACCTGGACCAGGTTGTTTTGTTCCTATTTGTATTTGTGTTAATTCTACTACTGTTGCCATTATTTTTTATCTTTTAACCACATCATAAGAGAAGCTACTTCATCTTTTAAATACGGGAGTTCATATATTTTCACTTCCTTCAAAACAGGTTCACCATTTAGTATTTTGCTAATAGGATATCCGTTAGAATCTTCGCCCACTGTTTCAAACTTAACATGTTGTATTGTTAACTTACCAATCTTTAATTTAGGGTTATGCTTCTTAATAATATACGCATAAATACTCAATTGTAGGTTATAATGCTTGATATTACAATCATCTAGGTGGTTAACTGGTTTATATAACTTATTAGTAATGCCTTCCCAGTTAGTATATCCTTTTTCTTTAATTTCTTTATTTGTTTTATAGTCATGTATATTAATATACCCATCAACCACTTCAACCAAATCCGCTTGTCCACATAAAGCCATAGATTTTAGATACACCATATGTTCTGGATATACTCCTTCTTCAAGCTTTTGTTTAGGTGCATATTTCACACCATCTACATCAATGTCAGGTTTGATGATTGGAACTTCAACACCATTACGTTCAATGGTTTTAAAATCCAACATATCTGCTTCTCTTTGGTTATGATACCAGTTACCAAGCTTTATTGCACGAGTTGTTTCATTATCCCAAGCAGTAAGTATTTCTTTTGGGGTCATACCGTGCCACTTAGAACGTTTATTCTTTGAGGATTTCTTTGCTTGACCTTCTCTATCAAACTTAGGTTTGAATTTACCAATAAAAGATGTTACGCTGGTCCAATCAATTTTATCTTGATCATTACTTTCATAAATATGTCCTTCTTCTTTAAAAATTATTGCCATGGTTTAAGATATTGTGCAGTACCAATAACCACCCTTTTGGTTAGTTGTAATCCTGCTAGTTATGTTATTGCATATATAATTAATTTGCATCCTTGTTGTTTTGAATTTGTTGATTAATTAATTCTTCTTCTTCTTCTGATGTTACTGCCAACCAATAACCTTTGGGGCACTCGGAAGACAGAGATCTTAATTTAAAATGAAAACTACATCCACAATCAGAACAACACGGCTGAGATCCTGGAACTAAACAACTTGTTCCTTTAAGATCTATCAGTGGACATCCTGCACAAATTTGATACCTGTCTGTAAATATTGCTTCTATATGTTCTTTTTTAAACATATTATTTTTTACTCCTTCTGCAATTTCATTTACATTTTTGAAAGCGTTAAGATATTTTTTCCAAGGTTTACTCATCTTTTTTACTTTTAAATTCTTTTTTATTCAGTATATTTTTTTCCATTTTAGCAAGAGCAGCTGACATCTGTTCTACATTTTGAATTATTGTTTCACTTTTAGCATATCCATTATATGTAGTTTTGGCAATATTCCCAAGCATACTTTTATTTCTTTTTATTGCTGTTGTCAACCTGCCTTTTCTTAATTCAAATGTACCTAAACCATCCACATATATTTTTGGATAATCTAGTTGAGATAGTTTTTTTCTTAACTTAGAATAGTAAAAACTAATGAAATCATCAACTACTTGTTGATGAACGCCAACCTCTTCTGCAATTCCTTTTTTAAATTCCTTATGCTTCTTTGGATTCACTTCCTAAAATTTTATAGTCTAATAATACTAATCCTTCTGTTTGTACATTTATAAGTTTATTCAGAGTAATTGTCTTTTTATTATTACCCATCTTAAACACTAAATTTTTCTTTTCAGCTTTTGATACTGCATTCCTTGCTGATTGTGCACTTTTAAAAATATTCAAGTCTGTTAATAAAATACAAAACTTAGCAATTTCCATTTTAGGATTCCTAGACAATACAGTCAAGAACTCTAAATCAGAATTGCTTATGATTATGTTTTCAAAGAAACAATATGTTATTATCTGGTATTTAATTGAGTTATTTAAACTAACTTTTAGTTTTAAATCTACTTTGTTTACTATTGCCATAATTATAAACTTAATATCATATCAACTAAGTTTGGATCAGGATGACAATCTGATTTATCCAATCTTACATTAGTATGGGTTAATAATCCTTTTACTTTACCTTGAGCGGCTTCCATGTGAAAACCAAATCCTTTAATAGGACCGTGTTTCTGAATAAATTGTTTTAATCCTATTCTAATATCAACACCATCTCTTTCACCTATATATCTTATCCACTTTTCAATTTCAATGATCTGTTTATCTGAATATTTATGGTAATTCAAGTATCCTTTAAAGGGTTCTTTTAATCTTGTTATTTCTGATTCAATAGCTTTGGATCCTATGTATGTTTCATTAGCATTATCCAAGTGACCAAAAGAACATATCTCTAATCCTACAGAATGTCTATTCATCCATCCTGATTGGGTCTTACCCAAGTGCCAGGCTTGACCTCCTTCTGGAAATGCTTGCACCATAATACCGTCATATTCATCAGTACCATCTTTATGGTTTCTTCCACCTAAAACAAATTCAGTACCCACTCTTCCTCTAGAATCTCTACTCCAGTGATCAATAGTGTTATATGGATTGTGCCAACCCGCAGTGTGATGTAAGAATATATATTCATTTTTAATAGGCCCTTTAATATACTCATCTTTTGGCATATAGTGTTTATGAATCAACTGATTATAACTTGTAGTAAAGTATTGTTCAGATATATCGTTATCTTCATCAATTGCCTCATTCTCATTATTAGGTTTATTAAATAATAAGACCCACATATCACTCTCAACAATTCCAGTAACCGCTAGATTATTAGAAAGTTGATATCTAATAACAGCCTTTTCAGTCCTAGGACCAAAGTGACCATCTTCTTTTAAACCGAGTTTTTGTTGAAGGTGTTTTACGTTTAGACTTTTATCTCCTTTTTTAATTAACATAATAATGAGTTTAGGGTTAGTCTAGTTTACTTGCTGCAGCTTCCATAGCTTGTTTGAAAGCAACTGCTTCTTCTGAGTCTGGTGCTACACCACCCTCTTTTTGATCAACATGTTGTTGAGCCATAAACATTTGAGCCTGCATTCTTTCTGCTCTAGCCTTTTCAATAGCAGCTAATAGCATTTCATACTCAGCCTGCACCTCTAAGTGTGCCATGTTCTCTTTATAAAAAGCAGTGATTTCTTCTCGCCTTTTATTAAGCTGTTCTTTTGTAAGTTCAGGTTGTTTGTCTTCTAAATTAGAATTGTTTGTTGGATCTTGCATTTTATTTTTTATTTAAATATTAGACAAATATATGCATAAAGTTTAAATAAAAAAAGTTTAACGCACTATTTTATAATTTTTTATTTAATTCCATTAGTTGTATTACGAGTTTAAGTTCGTTCAATCTGTGGAATTCTATTCCACCTTCTAGTATTTCAATTGACCAATCTGTAGGTTTCTCTACATCGGTATTTGCACTACTAATTAAATCCATGTTATTAATGCTGTAGACATAATAGTAAAACTTATCTCCACCAGCTTCCTCTGCATTAACTTTTATTTTTTCAAATCCTAAATTGGTTATTTCTTGTTCTGTCATTATTGTATTGATTTTAATACCAGTTTCTATTCTGGTTGAACTCCCTTAATAGGAAGTTACATTTCTTTTTGTTACATTACTAAATATTGAGAAATGAAGTACGCGATTTTATATCCGGTAAACCCACCCAACGCTGTTGGGATTGGAAATAGAATAAACTTAGCCAAACTAGTTACATACTTAGGTCTATTAATAACCTTACTAATATAAAAGTAATGTGTCATGTACGCTATAAGAACTGCAATGTCCATTCTCAAAGCAACAAAAGGAACTATCATTGCCCCACTCAACCCGAAAAAGAAATTCTCTATTATTGCATTACGGATTTCTTTTTTGTCCGCTTCTTTAAATTCTTTTATTATTTTACCCATCTTAATCTATTCTGTTATTACACTTTCAGGAAACATTTCATCCATCACTACTTTTATTTTTGCACACTTTTCATACTCCTCAGTCTCAACATAATAATCTATCATGGTTACCAACTCCTCTAACGCAGGACCATCATCAGGATCATACGTCAATACAGTTGCATATTGATCATTAGTCTCCTTGGCCAATAGATCAGCAAAGGTTACCTCTTTTGTTAAAAGCCTGTATGAGTTATAGATTGCTTCAGCAAATACCACATCATCTATTTCTTTTTGTTTTAGTTCTTCCATAAAACCTTCTTTGTCATCTTGCTCGTCATCACTCATATGATTGGTGTTTTAGTGTCACTTCTTATTGCAATATACAAAATATAAAGAATAAGAAAAAGAAAAACCAACCTAACATTTCATAATTGGGTTATCAAAAAAAATTTTTATTACCAAAAAAATGTGTGTTTTAAGTGCTTGAGAGGTCCTATACATCTGCTCCCCATCTAAATTCTGCGGATAGGGTACCCCCGCACTCTAAGATGTACCCCAATTTAATTCAATATAATTATGTCAGTATTCTTTAGAAAAATGAACATCAATGCTTCAACTGGGTCAGCAACATTGATCGTAACAAGTAGACCTATCTCAAGCAGAACAACAACACTTGCTGGGATGAAGGTAGCAACGAGGACTCAGAGTAATGTAACCTTTGGCGTGCTATCTCTTATAGACCCGGAAACCAATACGGTAATGAAGGCTGTGCATCCTATGATTAAGGAGATGCAAAAGAAATTGGAGCCTGGTCAAGAAATGGAAGGATTTAAGATGTCAGATAGTCCTGTAATGGATTTGACAACCGGTGAAGCAACTACTCTATTCTGGGTGGAAGCAGTATAAACATCAGTAAAAGAGGAGGGTATAATACTCTCCTCTTAATATTAATCTTAAAAACAAATATATTATGTCTATAGTAA